GGGGTGAATGGATCGTTTGCTGAAATAGATCATCTTTTTTGCCTTCTAAAGAAGGGAGAACCAAAACATCGTTTTTATATTTCCCTATTAGAAATTTAACATAATCCACCAGGGTAATAAACTTCTTAAAGCATTTTTTAGTATTTCCGTCCTTATCTACAAATTCATATTCATTGTAATTTATTTTTTCAGTATAGGTATTTACTGAAGACTCTGGAGTAATTCCTACAGAGTCGTATAAGGGATTATAGATTGTATAATTAGATGATTCATAATCGTTAATCATTTAGTTTTAAATATAAAAAATTCGCGATATTTTAACCCATTTATTCGCGTAGCGAACTATGCGATGTTCTCTTTATATAATGTAATGACCCTAGAACTAAAAAAATTTGATATGAAACGTATCGTATTTAGTAAAGATGAAAATAAAGGCCCCGTTATTGTTTTAATCGGGAGACGAGACACAGGTAAAAGTTTTTTGGTTCGCGATCTATTATATCATCAAAGAGATGTGCCAATAGGTACGGTTATATCCGGTACAGAAGGCGCCAATCAATTTTACTCAAATCATGTACCGCCAGTTCTTATTCATTCTAAATTTGAAACGGGAATTATCTCTAATATTTTGCTGAGACAAAAACAGGTTTTAAAACAGGTAAAAACTCAAATGGACCTTTATAAAAAATGTTCTATTGACCCACGGACCTTTGTTATTTTAGATGACTGTCTTTATGACAATTCGTGGTCTAAAAATGAATTGATGCGTATGATTTTCATGAACGGTCGCCACTGGAAAATTATGCTCATTATTACCATGCAATATCCTCTCGGTATTCCGCCTCAGTTACGTACTAACGTGGACTATGTTTTTATTCTAAGAGAACCTTATATTGCAAACCGAAAGCGTATTTATGAAAATTATGCTGGCATGTTTCCAACGTTTGAATCCTTTTGCCAAGTCATGGACCAATGTACCGAGAACTTTGAATGTCTCGTGATCTGTAATAACAGTTCAAGCAACGAACTTAACTCTCAAGTCGCATGGTACAAAGCAAACCCCACTCCTAATTTCAAACTGTGTGCTCCCGAACTATGGAAAATGAAAGCGAATGACGAAGAGGAAGAGGCCTTTGATTCTAAGAAAAATATTAAACAAAAAATAAACGTTAAAAAGACCAAGTTTTAAAGTTTTTTAAAATTGAAGTATTAAATATCATTAATAAGATGTAAAAATGGAAACCGAAGACCTGCTTATATTTCCAGAAAGTGATGCTCCCGTTTATAATTATTTTACGAACGAAAAAGAACTAATTGAAACTAAACAAAAGGTAAAGGAACTGGAAGATAAACTAAAAGTGTTTGAAAGTAAAATGATGAAACTTGAAACAGATAATAGCGGATTTTCAATCTTTCCAATGTTGGATAGTGAAACTAAATCACTTAGATTTTACAATATGAATGCAGAGACCATAAAAATATTAGGTAATACATTACTAATAGACGAAGAAGAATTTTCTTCCGATCTTATGCAATTTTGGAATCAAAAAACCGCATATGAAGGTATATCCTTTGAGTTTTTGAAGCAATTTAAAAATGTGAAACAATTCATTATTGATAATGGAAGGTGTGCTAGGAAAGAAATTCTTATAAATATTTGTCGTACCATAATAAAAAATAATAATTGTGAAATAGTTGTTAAATATAACTCTATAAATACTCCATCATTCTTGTTTACACAATGTTTCAATTCAGAAATTTACAGAAAAATAACCATAGAAATTACAAATATGTTGAATCTAGTTGGCGGCCAAGCATCGTATGTATCAGCCTCATTTATAACCGAAAATAAAATATACTGTGATAAAAATAATATTGAATTTAAGTCAAACATTGGGTTGTAAATGATTTTTAATATATCTCAGGATAATTCCCATCGCAAATGTGTAAATAAATAAGATGATATACTTGTATGAGTATTTGACACATTCCTCTTGTTTTTGATGGACCGTTTTGATACAGACAATGCACTCCATTTTAAGTAATTTAGTATCTATTAATTTAAATTCAATTTTATGAAAACATATGTGAAGTATAATAAGATTCAAGACGTTTGTATAAAAAGTGAAGAAGAGAAAATTTTTGCTTTATTTCTTTCCTACAAAAGGGACACGATCTTATTTTTGGATAACAGTCTAAACAAACCGAATGTTTACACTGTAAAATAAAGGGGTCATTTTCTTCAAAACAAATGGCACACTCCATATATTAACTATTAACAAATAAACTTAACCACACAACTATAATTAAAAAACTAAGACATAATGCAGTCGTACATAATTCCTGTGTAACAACGGGTTGTAGTACATAAGGCTCTGTTACATGTATTTCTACGTGATGAAGCACGACAGGTTTTATGGATTTCCTACAAAAGGGACATTTTTTAAGGTCTTTATTGCGATAACAATCTATACATACGGAGTGATTACATGGTAACATAAATGGTTCTGCAACTTCAAAGCATATTACACATTCCATTATATTAAAACCAGGTATAATTATAAATTCTTTTCCAAAAAGATATGACTTTAATCAATTGTTATAATATCTTTATCTTGATGTAACTGTTCCCATAGTTGTATACTTTTAATCGCGTCCTCATGTAGACTCTTAGACAATCCCTTTGAATAGTCTGTTACGAAAAGGCCATCCACGATATATCTTAATACTCTAACGTTAAATAACTTACGGGCCTCTAAAAAGGCATCTATGATGGTTACGCAATGTTCTTTTTTGTGTAGACCATAGATAATACACCGGTTAAAGTCGTATGCCGACAAAAGATCAGCCTCTCTCACAATGTGATAGGCTAACATATATTCTCCCAACATAGGATAGCCGTACTTAGATACTTTAGAATACGACATGGTTTTAACAATCGTTTTAATCACGTCCAACTCTTTTGAAGTAACCTCGTCCTTTATATAATCGCTAATAGACTGTATACCTTCTGTCTCGTCCACATATTTTTTATCGCACATATCATGTAGAATGGCAGAAGTATAAATTATTTTTTGTTGGGATTCCAAGTAAGGGTTTTTAGAAACCTCGCTGTTGTATATATTTTGTGCGTGGTTCAACACATTCATGCTATGAGACAAACCGTGAGATTCATCAATGTCATACTTTTTACTCATAATACTAACATAAGTAAAAAGATGATTGATAAACATTAACTACTATTGTATAGGCGTAATTAAATTGTTTCAAAAATACAATTGATATATAATGAAATTACTAATAAATAATAATGACTATAACGAAGCGATAGAAAAAGCAAATATTTTGAAAGGAACCTATGATAAACCTGTTATTTTTCATTGTTATTGGAATGGAGATTTAAATGAAAAACATTTGTATTCCATACTATCTTGCTACTATTTTAATGTATTTAAAAATAAACATCGCATCATATTATGGTTAGAAAATAACAATCCAAATGATTACAATATGGAGATAGAAAGATACGCAGAAATTAAACCACTTTTATTCGCTCATGAAACCAAAAATTTTAATATAAACACAAGCATATTTTTAAATACTCCTTTATATAGCGATTGTATAAGAAGTTTTTTATTATATAATTATGGAGGAATATGGTTTGATTTAGATTGCTTCTTTTTAAGAAGTTTTGACCCTATTTTCAAAAACTTTGAAAAAGAAATATGTCTTTATCAATGGGCGAGTGAACCGTATCCTAACAACGCAATCTTTATCTCCTTAGAACCAAGGTCAGAAAAAATGAAACACATGATAGACTTTATTATAAATCGTGATCTTGGTTGGGGATTTCAACAAGCAAGACTGACGTATGATTTACCTTTAGATATACTTGTTTTACCGTGCAGTTGGTTTGATCCAGATTGGCTTGAAAATCCGTACAACATAGGTCATTCAAATTTTTTTAATCCTACAAATGAAACCTATGATTTCAACAACTTTTATAAAGGCTGTTTTTGTTATCACTGGCATAATAAATGGGACTACCATACGTATAAAAATAGTACTATTGAACAACTAGTAAAAATAATTCATTCAAGACTACAAGAGAACGCCCTCTTCTAATTCGGGATCCTCTTCTAATTCCCTGCATATTTTGAAA